CAAGCATCCTTTATGCTTGTATTCTTTTACTATTCCGCAATCTTCAATCATCTCATCCGCCATTTCTTTATTCATTTTCATATTGTTAACCCCTATATTTTAAAAATAATTCTTTTACAACATTCTCTAAATTAATAAATCTATGTTCTATGGTTTCCAAAGTCTCAAAAGATGTTTCTTTAGAAACTTCTTCATTTTCTTTTTTGATAGATTTAATTATTTTCTTTTCTACTTCCTCTATATTCATATTGTTAACCTCCTTAGTGTTTTTTATATGAAATGTTTTTAATGCTGGGATTCCAGCACGCTCTACAATCTAAGCATGAGCCATCTTGATTAGGCGCCATGCATTCAAAACCTATAGCATCATTTTTATAATGAACTGTTGACGTATGGCTAGCGTTTTTGGGTGGCTTGCCATCAATGTTAGTTGCGCTTATGCGTATGATTAAATTGCCTGGAATGATTCCACCGGCTTTAATAAAGTCATTAATTATTTTATGTTCCCTTGTTGGTATCCAATGCGTAATATCTGGCGTTTTGTTTGCTACCTCTACAATGTTTTTTAAATGTTTAATACTCTGAATATCTCCGGCATCATGCCATCTAAAATATTTATTGTTTTCTCTCTCAATCATGGAAACCATGGCATCAACCCAAGCAGGATTAAATAATTGGCCAAGTCTTTTGTATTGAGCTTTTTTGACTGATGGGAATCTTGTATAATTTCCTTTCATGGCATAACACCCATGGCATACAGTGCCAGGAATCTTTGCAAGTTTGCTCCCTGTTTTACATTCCCATGCTGGCAGATTAAAACTTTTACATGGCATTTTAGTTGTGGCAGATAGATCGCCGCCTATGATTTCTTTAGCTTGTATTTTTAGCATTTTATAAGTTTCTCCAATTTATCTTATAAACAAATTATAGCAGATTTTAAACAAAAACTACAATAAATATAACATCCTACAAAAGATAACAGAAGATAACAAAAACTTTCGATCCGATATGATTATTTGCATTAAGACACTCACGCAGAGACAAGCTTAATATTTTTGCGACCTGGGGAATTTTTTTTTGCGTCCAGCAGCGTGTTAGCTGCTCGGGCCGGCTTTTGCGTTTGCGTATTATGATAGTTAAAATCTGGGGAGCTTGCGCCCCCCGGATCTATAAGTTTTTGGAGAAAACTAATCTATATGAATATAGACATTTGCGAACCATACCACAAATTTGCGCTTTTGCGTATGATAGTAAAAAAAAGCCAGTGCAAAAAGGTGGGGGCCTTGCACCCCCTGGAGAAATTATTTTATTGGTTTTATAAATGCGCCAACTGAAATACTGAACAAGCAGCCTGATAGGAAAACCAAGAATGCAGGGATGATGGCCAAGTGATCAACTAACATTACCGGGACACTCACTGCCAATGCAGTAAGTAGTCCATAGATGAATCCTTCTCTCATGATGCAGCCTCCAAGATTTCAGCTTCCCATGAAACTGAATAACCTAAACGCTCTAAAACGAACATATCGGTTTCATCAAAAGTTTTCTTTCCTGTTAACCTGATTAACAGATTAGATTTTTCGCATACAGGATAGACTAATACTTTCCCATATACTGATTTAGCTTTAAGCTTAATTTCCATATTCTTTCTCCAAAGACCAGGAGAATAATTTCTCCCTTAACTAAACATTATACACACAATTTAAACACTATGCCAACAAAACGGATTCACCAAGTCGCTTGTATTGAATTCTTTTGATGCAGCCTAACCAATAGCATTAACGAAGTTAAGCCAAACCTGGCCTTTTGCGTTTTATGAAAATCTTAAATTTTTGCGTCTGCGTATATGATAGTAAATTCTTTTGCGATCTTTTGCGTACAAGTATTATGATAGTAAAAATCTGGGCCAGGTCCAAGCTGAAGCAGCGCCAGCATGATTCCAGAACCGATGCCAAAAAAAAGGGGATCTCACGATCCCCTAAATGGACTGGGTTTTTTTAATCCTCCTTATCATATTCTTCCAACCCACTCTCCCCAATGTAATGAACCCATCCATCCCATTTTACTTTGTAGGCATCTCCACCATTAAAACGCCACCAATGTTTAATACCATTTCCAATGGCTTCCTCTAATGCCATTGCCTCCATTGGTTCAACATCACCACTCTTAACGAGTGGCATATGTTTGATTAAGACTTCTCCAATTGCTAACTCGCAATCTTCAACAATCTTTGCTAGGTCTACTATTGGCTTATCCATTTTTTATAATCTCCTCTAAGTTTATTGGTGGGTTAGTCATTAGCTCTTGTATCTCTTCATCAGAGTGTAAGCCATCACACCCCAAGCAAATGGTGTAACCCATTTGCTGTTGTGTGTTTCTTTCGTCTTCACGCTTTCCACATAGTTCGCAAGTATCCATTAGCAATCCTCCCATGTTGGTGCGTTGGTTAGTCTGTTATCAATATCTTTCATGATCATATAACCATCTTTAAATGGCTCAATTAAAAGAAAGTAATCTCCACCTTTATAATGCCAATCAATGGAATCTATAATCTCTTTTTGAGATGGACTAACATCATAATCATTAAAATGAATACCAAACATGCATCTTGCATTTTCTGTTATATCATCTAGATCATTACTTGGCTCTCCATCGTCATCATTATAAGTAGCATTTATTAGCCATTGAACAGCATATTTATCAATAGATGATTCAATACTTAGATGCATACACCCACCCCCACTATGGTAGGGGGTGAGGTCTTTATATTTAGTGGTGATTGCTTTGCTCATGATGTCCATCCTTCGATTTTCATCATTGCAGATTCTTGCACAGAATATCCATCTTTATGAGTAAGCTTTACATGAGCGTTAATATTCTCACCTAACAAGATTCCACTGAATGTCTTCTTGTTAGCAGTCATATTAGTACCCAACATAAATTCATCTTTGAATTCTTTGAGCGTTTGTCTAACACCAAAGCCATTTGGTTTAACTATGATGTGATTCATAGTGTCGCGTTTAATCCCACCTCTAAGAGCTGAGATATTATTACTAAGCTCAAGGTATGTTGATACCTCTTTGCTCCATTTCAAATCTACAATTTTATCTTGTAGTTTTTTTAGTTGGTCTAATCGTTTATCCATTAGTCTTCTCCATTTAGTCATTTGCTTAATTGCTAATGACTATAAAGTCATTATACACAATTTACACAACTATGCAACATATTGATCATGCTGCTGATGTCAAGCATACTTGACATGGGTTATGGGTCTCTATTGAATCCAATGCCAAAAAAATGATAGTAGGTTTTGCTCAACCCCCACCCCCCATAAAGAGGCATGCATTTTTTTTTTCGTGTATATATATAACTATAGATACATACCATTACCAAAAAAACCATTTTGACCCCCCCCTCTTCTTTTGGGACCCCTATTGGGGTACCATATTTCGTATAAAAAAAATATTTTAAAAATTTTGTGTCTAAAACAAAACTAACCCATGTGCCAGACGATGCTCTAAAAGAGATCGTTATGATTAAAAATCGAATCGAGCAGCTGGGCGTTAAAGACAAAGCGCAAACAGACTTCATCGAATACGTTAAGCACGTGTGGGACGGCTTCATTGAAGGCGAGCACCACAAGCTGTTCGCTAAAAAGCTTGAGTCGGTTGCGCAAGGCAAGTGCAAGCGTCTGATCGTTAACATGCCCCCTCGTCACACCAAGTCTGAGTTTGCATCTGTGTTCTTCCCCTCCTGGATCATGGGCCTTAACCCCGACATGAAGATCATGCAGACAACTCACACCGCCGAACTCTCGGCAAGGTTCGGGCGCAAGGTGCGTAACCTGATGGACACAGACGAGTACAAACAAATATTTGACAAGGTGAGCCTTTCCGCTGATTCCAAATCGGCTGGGCGTTGGGAGACCAACAAAGGCGGCGAGTATTTTGCGGCAGGTGTCGGCGGAGCCATTACGGGTCGAGGCGCTGACTTGCTTATTATTGATGACCCACATTCCGAGCAAGATGCTCTCTCGCCCACAGCGTTAGACTCCGCTTATGAATGGTACACCTCCGGCCCGCGCCAGCGTTTACAGCCTGGTGGCATCATTGTAATTGTGATGACGCGATGGTCTACGTTGGATCTTACCGAGAAACTTATTAAGCGCATGAGCGAAGAGCATGCCGATCAATGGGAGATCGTAGAGCTTCCCGCGATTCTAGAGAACGGGGAACCCTTGTGGCCTGGCTTCTGGAAGCTTGAAGAACTTGAGGCTGTTAAGGCTTCCATTCCTATTGCTAAATGGAACGCCCAGTACATGCAGAACCCTACCTCAGAAGAGGGCGCTTTGATCAAAAGAGACTGGTGGCAGATATGGGATCACGATGATCCACCGCCTTGTTCTTATATTTTACAATCTTACGACACCGCTTTTAGTGCAAAAGAAACTGCCGATTACAGTGCCATTACAACTTGGGGAGTCTTTAAACCAAGCGATGGAGCCCCTGAATCTATAATGTTGTTAGACGCTAAGAGAGGGCGTTGGGACTTCCCAGAATTAAAAACCACAGCCTACGATGAATATATGTATTGGCAACCGGACATTGTCTTGGTAGAATCCCAAGCAAGTGGTACACCTTTGACGCAAGAGTTGAGGATGATGGGTATACCTGTGGTGAACTACCGACCCACAAGAGGGAAGGACAAAGTTACCCGCGTTCACTCTGCTTCTCCAGTGTTTGAGGCAGGCATGGTTTGGGCACCTGATGCTATCTTCGCAGAAGAAGTTATCGAAGAGTGTGCTGCATTTCCATTTGGCGAACACGATGATTTTGTGGATTCGACAACACAGGCTATACTAAGATTTCGTCAGGGTAACTTTGTTAAACTGTCATCCGATGAAGAGGATGATGAACCAGTACCCAAACAACGAGTATATTATTAGAGGTAATAATCATGGCAAAAGCAAAAAAATTAGCAGAAGGTCTTAAACGCATAGGCGACAAAGTTGTCAAAAAAAGAATGACGGCCAAAGAAAGGAATGAAATGTCTAAACCTTTTAAAAAAATGTTATCTGAAGGTCAGAAAAGTAAAAAAGGAATGTCAAAAAAAGAGTTTGATGCAAGGGTTAAAAAAGGCATGGCTAAAGACGCAAGAATTGCTAAAGTAAAAGCAGAAAATATGGCTGCTGCAACTGGCCCTAGAAAACCTAAAAAACTTAAAGATGGATCAGGCAAACGCGGAGTTTTTAGAAAAATTGGAGGAGCAGCAAAAAAAGCTGTTCAGGGTGCAGCTAGAGGAGCATACAAAAAATCTATAGGGGCTCAAGCAAATGTTTTAAACAAAGCTTTAAATGTTATTGCACCAGACTCTAAGATTACAAGAGCAGTGTCCTCAATTGTTGATCCTAAAATTTTAGGTGGCAAAGGCGGCGGACCGAAGACAGCAAGTAAAAATACCTCACCCAAGCCAACAAAAGTAAAAGCTAAATCTGCTAAAGGAAAAGTTGGTAAGAACAGAGGCGATGGTGCTAAAGGCGGTGGAGACATTCAACTTACTATGCCCGGCGAAGATAAAGCACCAAAAACAAGACGCATGCCATCTAGAATGAAAAAAGGCGGAGTCGCTAAAAAAGCAGACGGTGGAATGATGTCACCGCAAGCTATGACTCCTATGCGAAGAAGACCACCTACGCCACCTATGCCACCTAGATCACGAGTGCCTAAAGTTAGAACTGAAGCTATCGATCCTAGATTGCCTAGAGGAAAAGCTGGCAAAGGACCTTTAGAGCCTAGTGATTCAACAACAAGAGTTCCAAGTCAACGCAAAGGTATACGTAAAGGTCTAGCAGGAATGTTGAAAAAAACAATGAAAGCACAGGCCATGAACCCGCCTAAATTAAAGAAAGGCCCAGGCATGAAAGACGGCGGAGTTGCTAAGAAAATGGGTGGCGGCATGATGTATAAAAAGAACGGCGGAGCTGTTGGTTCTAGCAAGAAAGGTGGCGGAATGGCCATTAGAGGATTAGGCAAAGCTTTTAAAAACAGCAAGAGATAATAAATTTAAAAGGTAACTCATGGCAGACATAGACAAAGCTATTACCTTTGAAGAGCAGGTAGACTTACAAGTCAAAGACCGAAGCAAGGGCATGGAAATTGAAGTTGATGTAACCGAAGAAAATCCAGACTTTGAATCTTTTGAACAGATGGAAGATGGAAGCATATCTTTTGGTGAAGCCACCCCTGAAGAAATAGAAGTAGACTTCTACGAAAACTTAGCAGAGGTTATAGACGATGCTGACTTAAGATCTCTTAAGAACGATCTTATGAGCAACATCGATTCTGATAAAGAGTCTCGAAGCGATTGGGAGAAAACATACAAAGATGGCCTAGAATATCTAGGCATGAAGTACGAAGAAAGATCGCAGCCGTTTGAAGGCGCATCTGGTGTTATGCATCCTTTGCTTGCAGAAAGTGTTACCCAATTCCAAGCGCAAGCTTACAACGAACTCTTACCATCTCAAGGCCCAGTCAAGACTCAAGTGCTTGGCATGACCACACCCGAAACAGAACAACAAGCAGCTCGTGTGCAAGAGTTTATGAATTATCAGCTCATGCAAGTAATGCGAGAGTATGACTCTGAGACAGATCAAATGTTGTTCTATCTACCTTTAAGTGGTTCAGCATTTAGAAAAGTATATTACGATCAAAACTTAGGCAGAGCAGTTTCTAAGTTTATTCCAAGTGAAGATTTAATTGTTCCATACGGAGCAACAGACTTGCACAGCGCAACTCGAATCACGCATGTTCTTAACATGTCCATGAACGAGATACGCAAACTGCAACAAATAGGTTTTTATCGTGATGTAGAATTAAACAACAGTGGCGTAAACGAAGTTGACGATATTCAAGAAGAGATTGATGAACTTCAAGGCGTTAAACCTAACTACGATGATGACGAAACATGTCAAGTGTATGAGTCTCACACTGAGTTAGACATAGAAGGTTTTGAAGACATGAACGCTGAAGGCGAAGAGACTGGCATTAAGTTGCCATACATAGTCACCATAGCCAACGGAAAGATTCTATCTATTCGCAGAAACTACAAAGAAGACGATCAGCTTAAACAGCGCATCAACTACTTTGTGCATTACAAGTTTTTACCAGGTCTAGGCTTTTACGGCTTTGGCTTGACACACATGATTGGTGGCTTATCTAAAGCTGCAACCTCTATTTTGCGTCAGCTTATTGACGCTGGTACTTTATCGAATTTACCAGCTGGATTTAAAGCCCGTGGAATTCGTATTCGTAATGACGATCAGCCTTTACAGCCCGGTGAGTTCAGAGACATGGATGCACCCGGTGGTAGTTTGCGAGACGCTTTTGTACCGTTACCTTTTAAGGAGCCAAGTCAAACCCTTCTCTCTCTCCTAGGGATCTTGGTCGATAGCGGGAGGCGTTTCGCATCTATCGCAGACATGCAAGTCGGTGATTCAAATCAAAATGCACCAGTTGGTACAACAGTGGCTTTGTTAGAAAGAGGCACTCGTGTTATGAGTGCCATTCATAAAAGATTGCATTCAAGTCAAAGAATTGAGTTTGAAATATTGGCAAAAGTTTTTGCTGAGTATTTACCTCCAGCTTATCCATACTCCACAGCCAATGGCAATCAAACCATTAAGGCTTTGGACTTTGATAGCCGTGTAGACGTATTGCCTATTTCAGACCCAAACACTTTCTCTATGAGTCAACGAGTAATGATGGCTCAAGAGATGTTAAGGACTGTACAAAGCAATCCTGAGATTCATGGGCCAACTGGAATATACGAGGCTTACAGAAGAATGTATTCTTCTATGGGCGTGCAAGACATTGAAAAGCTTTTGCCACCTCCGCCTAAACCACAACCAATGGATCCTGCAAATGAAAACGCTATGTTGATTGCGGGTAAACCTGCTCAAGCGTTTGCTGGACAAGATCACGATGCGCACATTAACACGCACGTATCTTTGTATGGAACTGTTACTGCGCAGACAAACCCAATGGTTTTATCTTTAATACAGTCACACATTTATCAGCACGTTTCTTTTAGATCTGCTGAAATTGTGGATGAACAAAATGCTCAGAACCCAGAGTTCCAAAACATGACGCAACAAATACAGCAACTGCCTCCAGAGGTTAGCATGCAGTATCAACAACAATTACAACAGTCGGTGGCAAGAGACGTAGCTGCAGTAGTCTCTCAGTTGATGGAACAAATAAATTCTATCTTCATGCCACCCCCGCCACAACCCGATCCTTTGGTACAACTAAGAGGCAAAGAGCTGGACATTAAATCTGACGATGTACAACGCAAACGCGAAGAGTTTGCTCAACGTCAACAGTTTGATTCTATGAAAGCCATGCAAGGAAACCAATTGGCAGAACAGCGTTTGGCTATTCAACAAGATATTGCTAAGATGAAAGACAACATAGCAAGAGAAAGAATGGATCAATCAGCACAATTTAAAGCAATGGACATTATGAGAGGTAACAAATGAGTTCAATAAGACAAGAACAGGCAGCAATGCACAAGAAACTATTAAAAGAAGAAGAGGAGCGCAGAATCAATGGCAATCAACCGATCATCAATGAGCATGCAAATATCGACATCGAGAAAATCGCGAAACAGGCCGACAAAGAAGCCAACGAAGTCCTTGCAGAAGTCATCAAAGCAGTTAAACCCACAAAGCCTAAAGTTGTCGTTAAGACTAAGACCAAGGTAGATAAAAAGGTAGCTAAAAAGAAAAAATAGTATGCCTCTAAAAAAAGGTAGCAGTAGGAAGACAATATCTGCTAATATAAGTGAGTTAACACGCAGTGGTAAAAAACCAAAGACTGCGATAGCAATTGCTCTTGAACAAGCAAGAAAAAATAAAGGTAAAAAAAATGGAAAAAGTTAAAAACGTTAAATCAAGCGTAACCATCAAAGATCAAGGAACTGTAAATTACTCAGGTCCTAAGAAGATTGCTAACGGTGGCAAACCTGGAAGACACGGAGCTGGTAAATCTAGAGGTGGCGGAGCTGCTTTAAGAGGAACTAAATTTTACGGCATCTGTTAAATGGCTGATC